CTGACAAGGTTGCCGAACTCGAGCACCTCGGCGTTCGCGGTGCGGCGCACGGCCCACACGAGCTCCTTCACGGGGTGGTTGAAGTTCAGGCGCACCTGATCGGACTTGGTGGACTCCACACCGGTGTGCTGGAGCTGCTCGATAAGGTACTCGTGGGACATCTGGGCGAAACGCTGACGCTCCTCGGTATCGAGGTACACGTAGTCCACGTACAACTTCACGCTGTCGAAATCCTTCACTTCATGATCGGTATCGACCTTTTTGCCGTCGCGGAACTTGATGTTGAGCTTCACCTCGTGGTACTGAAGCGCGATCAAGGGGAGCGCAAGGCCGGGGTTACGGCAGAAGAAGAACTGCAGGGGGATGAAAAGCTCGCGAGACTCCAACGCGGAATTGGAGCTGTACGCGTCGCGGCGACCGATCATCTCCTTGAAACCGTGACGCTTCTCCTCGGGGAGGGTGAGCTCGGACCAGATCTCAAGCCACTCGCCGTAGTGCTTGTCGATGCGCTGACCGCCGATCTCGAGCTCCACGTACTCAATCAGGGCGTGGCCCACAGAGTTCACGTATTGATGGACGTTACCATCAACGTTCTCATTCGGAAGGGTCACCTCGAGCCACATGTTGGTCACGAGATCACCGTTGCGGCTGATGGTGCAGGTCACGCGGGAACCGGGCTTGGCGGTGCCGTTGAAGGACTGCTCGATGGACTCCATGGAGAAGTTGGTGTGGCGGCGGTACACCACCTTGAAGAAAGAGATCTGGGGCTCACCAGTCAGGTGAACGTCTTGAGCGCCGATGGCGACGAGTTGCATTAATCCTCCACCCATTGTGTATGCGAATGTGGTTCGTTGATTTGTATGTCATATACCACAGAAAAAAATGGTGTATGTGACACGCAAATAACATGCGTTTTTTTGTGTATTTATGTTTTTTTATCAAATGTTATTTTGTATCCTCTAGCTATACTCGTTTTCGTCTAAAAGTCGTAAAAAACCAGGTTTCAAGTCCTTTAGTTGGAGTACGCGAGGCCGCCCATACCGGAAGTGATGCGGAGGATGTTGTTGGACACGGCGTACACGAGCAATTCGTGGTTTGTGTTAGATTTTAGACCGGTAAGGTTCAGGGTCACGTTGTCGAGGCGGGAGAAGTTGCAGGTACCGGAGGGCTGGTGGGCCTCAGGGTTCAAGGCGAAGGAGTAGCAGTATATGTGTTTGTTGGGCACGCGAGTGTGGTGCTGGTAGGGCTGCACCAAACGGAAGTATGACGCGTCGCGCTCGGTGAAACGGTCGTGGCCGTTGAGCTGCAATTTCGCGGAGTCGAAAGTGTCAGTGTCATCTGTAGCCCATCGGTAGTCAACGTTACTCGAGGTATTTACAAGTTCATTATCTCCGAAAATAAGTACATTTGTGGCACCAGTCTTACGCACAGCCCACACGAGCTCCTTCACGGGATGGTTGAAGTTCAAGCGCACTTGGTCGGACTTGGTGGACTCCACGCCGGTGTGCTGGAGCTGCTCGATGAGGTACTCGTGGGACATCTGGGCGAAACGCTGACGCTCCTCGGTGTCAAGGTACACGTAATCCACGTACAGCTTCACGCTGTCAAAATCATTTAGAAGTCCACCAACACGGGGAGTAGTAGTTAAGGTGTTACTTTCGCGGAACTTGATGTTGAGTTTCACCTCGTGGTACTGAAGGGCGATCAAAGGGAGCGCCAAGCCGGGGTTGCGGCAGAAGAAGAACTGCAGGGGAATGTAGAGCTTCGAATTTTGTATGGCGGTGGACGTGCCGGTGTCGCGGCGACCGATCATCTCCTTGAAACCGTTACGTTTCTCCTCGGGGAGGGTGAGCTCGGACCAGATCTCGAGCCACTCGCCGTAGTGCTTGTCGATGCGTTGACCGCCAATCTCGAGCTCCACGTACTCGATGAGAGCGTGCCCCACAGAGTTCACGAAATGTTCTTTGTTTGTACCCATGTCCACCTCGAGCCACATGTTGGTCACGAGATCGCCGTTGCGGCTGATGGTACAGGTCACGCGGGAACCGGGTTTGGCGGTACCGTTGAAGGACTGCTCGATGGATTCCATGGAGAAGTTGGTGTGGCGGCGGTACACCACCTTGAAGAAAGAAATCTGGGGGTTCCCAGTCAAGTGAACGTCTTGGGCGCCGATTGCGACAAGTTGCATTAATCCTCCTCCCATATTGATTCTCTTGTTAGTTTATAATATATACATTAAGAAAAAAATGTCATATCACGACACGCGCCCTATAAAACGTGGGCGAAAGATGTTCGTTAATGAAATCAATTTTAATTGGAATCCATTATAATAGTTTTTGTAATGAACTTGCAGTTGAAAAAGTTCAATCCAGATACGATGCGGGACAACTCGATCGTAGTATTTATTGCGAAACGCATGAGCGGAAAATCAACATGCGTCAAAGACGTCATGTATCACAAGCGTAAAGCCTTGCCTGTTGGTGTTGTTATGTCTGGAACTGAAGAAGGGAATAGTTACTATCAAAGTTTCATTCCGGATTTGTTTGTATACAATGAGTATCGATCGGATGTTATAGAAAAAATCGTTGCGCGTCAAAAAGCGTTGATTAAACAAGGAATAAAATCAAACGTATTCATCATTTTGGACGATTGTATGTACGACAAAAAGTTCCTTCGCGAAAAAATCATGCGACAAATTTTTTATAACGGAAGACATTGGAATATTTTTTTCATGCTTACGATGCAATATTGCATGGACTTGTCTCCCGATTTGCGATCAAACATTGATTACATTTTTGTGTTCCGCGAAAACATTTTGCAAAATCGCGAAAAAATTTACAAAAACTTTTTCGGCATTTTCCCAACATTCGAAATGTTCAATCAGGTGATGAACGTATGTACGGAAAATTACGAATGTATTGTATTGGATAACACAATCAAAAGCAACAAAATTGAAGATGTAGTGTTTTGGTACAAGGCACGTGTGTTTGACTTTAACTTTCGTGTCGGTCATAGTAAATTTTGGAACACCCATAAACGTTTGTACGATCCAAAACATGACGAAAAGGAACTTATCGATCTACAGAAGCAATACCGACACCATCTATCGAAAAATACAAGAAAACCATTAATAACAGTGAAAAAAACGGAATGATAAAAATATTCTATGTTTAATTCGTGTTTGACGGACCCGCTTCCGTATTATAGTCAATTACTTCGTCAACCTGAATATTTTCATTTTTTGTTTTTATTTGACGTTCAATGTCATCTTGCACGCGTTGTTGATGGAACTGCTTGGCAAGCATTTGTTGCTCTTGATGTCCTTTGACGATTTGCGCCAACATATCTTCTTGATATTCCTTATCCTCGATCTTGGAATTGTCTGGAGGAATGAGTAACCATTTATACATGTCCACCAAATAAATGTCGAAAGTGGTGTCCGTTTTTTGAATACGTTTGACGTGAAACTCTGCCTCCTCTCGGGTCGCAAACACTCCTTTTATTTTTAACCCACAAGACTCATGTTTTTGAGACGATTGTTGGGAAACTACTGAAATGAGTGCAAACTTTTGGCTGGGAATCTGAATAATATCCTCTTCCAAAATATCTTCTTTGATTTCCGACATGTTGTTTGTTTTTTTAAGTAAATTCGTGTATTTACTTAAAAGGGTTTTTTCACAAAGTATTGGAAGACACCACATACGCCATTGCGTAAAACAAAGACAAAATCAGACCACGCTTCATACTTGGTTTGTTGTTTAGAGCTAGTTCCGCCAAGTAATAGCGAAAAACCAAAAATATTAAAAACGTAATCACAAATCCACGAACGGATTTACGAGTTTTTTCATCGCGTGTGAGGGGTACAGGTTTCATTGTATATATATACTATACTTATACATAATTTACAAGAGATTTTGCGAACCATTCGGGAGCGTCACGCACGGACCATTTCGCAAACGTTTTTTTTTCTTGTATATAATACTCTCGATACGAATCGATCCGGACACCACGGTGACAATGCTCGGGCATAGCAGGAGGTGGTGCGCAAAACACATCGTTCGACAAAAGTCCGTGAGGAGCTTCTTTCAGAACGACATGAAGCTTCACCCAACACAAATGCACTTTGTGATACCGAAACGTATATTCGGTACACAATGCTACAAATAGTTGGTACAACCAATTGTAATGTTCGGTACATACACGAGCCCACTGAACGGATGGGTGATTCACATGTGTCGAAGCGTACATAAGCGCGTCTTTGATTTCATCGTCAAACACCCAACGCTTTACGCGTCGGTTTCCGGATTTAGACAACGTCATCGTCTCCGTACCGTCTACGACTCTATGGGTGGTACATAATATTTGTGCAGTTTCAAGTATCATTTTGACGACATGTTTGTCACAATGCATTTGCGCACACGTCGTGGGATTCCATGCGAGAAAAAAAATATTCATATTTGTTTTACACAACAATGTAACTCACACATTCTTTAAGAATTAAATTTTCACCACAAATATTTATGGCTGAAATATTTGGCACTATAAAGGCGTGCTTTTCTTCCATGGCGTTGATAGTATCGTTCACGTCGTTGTTTATCCCCATGATCGAGATGTGAGTATAATTTCAAAGACGTATGGTCTTTGTACTGCTGGTACCGATTGTCTCCGAAATGAACCGAAGGACGACCGTCCTTGAACAAGGCCCGATACTTTTTATATTTGCGAGTAGATGGTTGAATGATGTACATTACGTGTTGGGTCATTAATATTATTTAAAGAAAAGAAAAAAACTATATTTAAAAGAGGTTATGATGCGTTTGGACGCACTCACCGAGTACGCGATTCGATGGATCGCTTTGCGCACGCATCAACGAGAGCAACACAAACTCAATCGTGCAATTTCCAAAAAAGGTAAAGTGCTTCGAACCACCGACTCACCGATCGTGCGATTTCGGTTGGAGAACGAGCTTCGTGACATGCGTCAAGAACTGCATCGTACACAACAAACCATCACCAACAACAAATATTGAGCACGTACAATTTTAAAGGTATAAAAATCAACTACGCAAAGAATGAACTTCATAAATCATCTTCTACTACATCACACCGTCTTTTCATCAACAAATACCAGAAAGCTCTCTACAACATAATGCATCTGTACCTCGTCACCAATCCATACACGCAACAAGACGGCGTAATCAAGGTCGGATACATGTCGGCCCGTCGACCCGATCGCATCGTGTCGAGATACAAGACGTATTACGGCTCGAATACCACGGTGATGTGTTGGAAGTGCACCAACGCTGCTCAACTTGAGAAACAGTTCAAGGCACGTTTCTTCGCCGAACGGTTGGAATTGGAGTTGTACGATGCTCGATTCGTGGTGCGTTACATTCATTGGATTACCATCACCACACGCTCCGCTCCATTCGTGTGCACCGGCACGTTCATGCCGTCGATCCGGTGTGTTCGCGCACCACCGCAATCTTCTCACCATCATCCCAATGCGACGGTGGTTCTAGAGCCCGTCGGATGGCGAACACGCAGCCGTCGTCTTCGTGAGGCTCCCGATCGCTTGAACACGCGGTCGTAACCACGTTACTTGAAAATAGTGCATAACTCGGTTCGTTTTTTTAGTCATACAATATATAACATACACAATAATTATGGACGGATGAGACACATTGCTCATCGAGGATATATAGACCAAGAAAACACAATCAATAGTATTCTAAATTCATTCAAAAAATTTGACGCGGTAGAGATTGACGTTCGTTACAATTCGGATCGCGACATCGTGCTTTGTCATGACCGCGAGAAACGAAACAAAAACAACGAACGATTCTTGGACTTGTGTAAACAAAAAGAGCCCCTGCATCTGGTGGTCGATATCAAGGCGTTTGGCATAGACACCGCGAAACAATTGGCCAAGGATATCGTTTTTTGTATTCAACCGTACACGCACCACACCTTCGAACTGTGTTCGTTCAACGAGTATTGCGTTCAGGAACTACTTGATCTTCGGATGTGTAGTAGAAACTACGTCATTCCGTTTACGTACAAGGTGGGTGTGATTACGTCTGGACTACCTGTTGGTATTTTCGGTCATCTGTACACGCTCGATTTCATTTCATTTAATTATGACACCATTCACGAAGAGATTTTCGAAAAGTTAAAACACAGAAACTACATGGTGTACGCGTGGGTGTGCAATGACTCGGTAGTAAAACACGATTTGGAGCATATATACGGTGTGGACGCCATTATTTACGATGTTCATTCTTCGGGACCTATGTTTTAATGAATGTGAATGTCCGGCATCTTCACTTTGTAAAGCTTGGCGAGTTCCGCGAAACACTCGTCCGCGTATGTAATGATGTTGTCGTATTGCGCGATACATTTGTTCCACATCTTGTGATTGTACTTCGAGTTCAATACGCGCATGCACTGATCTCGAAGAATGTGCGAAACCATGGTAAGCACTTGATGCTTTCGCATGTCGGTGTTGAATTGCTTCTCCTTGCGTTGCAGCATCGTCTTGAACTTGTCCTCCGTGATCTTGTTCATCATCCATTTAATACGCAGGTCGATATTGACTTGGAATGGGTTGCGTTGGTTGTTCTCCACGTACGCGTAGTTTCGCATCAAATGACGTACGTGGTAGTAAACGCGACACATATCCGCCAGCTTGAAGTACATCGGATCCTCGCCGTGGTCGGGAAGTGTGTTCCGAATGTGTGTCAGGAACCGATTCAGGGAAAGGTCCAACCCACACCCACCGCCACCACCCGGGCCATCCTCTTGAGGCAAGCCTCCAGGGTTCCTTCGCAGCCATTCAAAGTAGTGCGGATTATGAATGTTGCGTGTATACACCTCGCCGGTGCGATAGTCAAAGGACGTATTGCATTGCGTACACCACATTTGCGTGCACCCGGAGATGCGATGGATCCGCGTCGCACAATTGGGGCACGGCCGCGTTGACTCACGCACGAGCGCCGCCGTCTTTACATTCTCCGGATCGCATTCGTGCGCCTGCGCTTGTTGGTGTTCGTCGTCTTGCGTGTTGTTGCAAATCATCTCATGGCACTTTTTACACACGTTCACTTCGCACATCTTACATTTCCAATTGGTTCCGATGAACCCTTTGCAATCACCGTTGGGGCACTTGAGAACGTGGTCGGATACGTACCCGTTGTTTCGTCGCGCACCGGCAGCGGAAGACTCTGCCGCGACTCCGTTGTTTCGATACGCCACGCGTGCATTTTCGTACTCGTTTCTCAGCGCCGTATCCTTTTGTTTGACGGCAGGTAGGAATCGCTTGCACTCCTCCACCATCGGTTTGAATTGTTCGTCCTTTCCGAACACCGCAAGAACGCGTTCCATCGTAGCCATTTTGGCTCGCGTTTGGTCCCTTTGTTCGCGGAGACCTTGCAGTTTCTCCAGACGAATTGCTTGAACGACGTGGTCTTGCGTTGCAGGCATCCACGCCTTTTCTCGATCGAGCAGGACGTTCTCCCGATGCACTTTCAGTCGTTTGACGTTGGCCTGTGTCAGATGAGATTTCACAAACTCATCCTCCCACAGTTTGTGGCACTTCATGCACTGGTAATCGGACGCGATGGAGGTAAAGTACATCTCCACACATTTGCGACACGCGGCGTAGTCACAACCCGCACACCCCACCTTCTTGTGGACGATCGAATCGAACCGCTCCGCGCATACTTCGCACTCCGTCATTGTTGTTTGTTGTTTTGATTTCGTACCAATTGATGTAATAGTTTAAGCATCGAGCGATCTTTAAGTGTGCTTTTTTATGTTAATGAATGTTTTTACACAATGTATGCGTAACGAAAATGAGTCACGAACGACTTGCAAAAAGGACACCGATTTTGAGACGCGCGAATATCGTTTAATATTTCGTCCAACGTATCGCCGTGACTCATGCGTGGATCGTTGATTGGTTCATACTGCACCATTTGCTTCGTGTTGGTATTGACAAAAAAGGCTTTGTTAAAGATGCGAAAGCAACACCGGTTGCATAGTCCAACGTGTCCGCACGGACGAAGCATGATACACGTCTTATTTTCCGAACAGATTCTACACGTGAGCGCCGGTTCCGAGGCGATCTGATCGACCACCAGCTTTTTGCACCGTTTGGCGACACGGAACGGTTTGCGCAACATGCGCTGATACGACCCGTTGACGTAGTAGTGTGCGATCCCCGCTTCCGAAAAAACGATTCGATAAGGGACTCGGTACGAACCTTCCAACAAGAGATGATTGAGCACCACTTGGAGTGGGTCGTTCGTCCCGAATTCGAAGGGAGGAGGCGTCGCCGAAGACAAACACGATTCGTCGTCGTCCTCCATGGCGAGGTGTTGTTGTTTCGAGGAGAAAAGAAATTTCTCATGGTAACGTTTGAAAAGCGCCGACAAGTAAGCCAATACGATCAAGACGCATGCATACATGTCCCGATGACAAATGGGATTGTTGTACTCTACATGAAAAAAATTCTCTTTAAAATTTTTTTTCATATCTCATACCATAGTACTAGAATCTACCATGTACGCGATTATTCATCTACCAACAAACACGTATTATGCTATGCGTTCGCGGGAAGCTATCAAACACTCTGTGGTATTTTTTAGAGAGTACGATCACGCCAAGTATGTGGCCGATTCTCTGGCCACACATAACTGGATTTACGGACATTTACCGGAACCAAGTGATGAGTTGTATTTGATGAAGCCATATCAAAAAAAGCAAGATGCGTTATCTCACCAAATTTGGGTGCAAAAGAGAAATGTATCGATGCGATGCGTTCAAGACGTTGGTACACGTAATTTAGATTTTATGTTAGTCAATGATATTCAGTGGATAGACGACGACACATATAATCTTGAAATGAAACAATATGAACTTGACGTGAACGGACCCACATACGTAGAGTCTCTTGCATTAGATAATCATATTGTGATAGAATAAAACTTAAGACATAGACACAATTATGAATTTATGTATTCTGCGGGAATCGTACCATGCGTACGAGGAGGGTTCGTGTTGATTGGACGGGAAACGCAAAGCCAGCTATGGTCCGGGTTTGCGGGAAAGAGCGAACCCGGAGTGGACGCGACACCACTCGATACGGCGCTGCGCGAGTTTGACGAGGAGACGTGTAGCGTGTTTGGACCCAAAGTATTATCCACAATTCGAGAGAATCCGATGCGCTACTTGATCGAACACATTCAAACGTGCACTCCTCGTGGGTTTGTGTTTCATTTGTACCTTTTCGATTTCACGTCATTTGTATACGCGCTTCCCACCACCGAGGCGCGTTTCGACGCGTTACGGTCACGCGAGTCCAACGCGCATCGATTGGAAAAGGATCGCGTCGAGTGGATCGATTTCATGTCCGAAAACCATTCTCGTCGAAGATACCGTGCGCCTTTCTTCAACGACATTCGGAATCGATTGCTTCCGGCACTACGTCGATTCACTTCTTCTTATCAATGTACCATTGGACGACCTTCTTGAGTTGTTTCCCAAAGTGTTCGTGGATATCGAACTGACGCCTCTTGTCCATGAACGTCAACACACCACCCGCGTACTCCACTTCGTTGACAAAATAGTATCCCGATACTTGGTTCATGCAGCAACCAAAATCCACGCGCGTCTCCAGCATCGGCAATCCGTTTTTGAAAAAGCGTGGTTTGAGAATGCGGTCGATGATGTATTTGGCCACGTTCTTCAACACGTGGTATTGAGGCACGTCGATCCCGTACGTCCGAACCTCTTGTTTGGGTCGGCTCCATTCCCCTTTCAGACTGTTGGTTACGGTGGACACGTGCTTGTCGCCAACAAACACGTATCGCAACTCTTTGAATGTGGTTCCGAAATCGGGGTAGTAGGGTTGAAACATCACCTTGGGATACTTCTTGTCCTCGAATATGGTTTTCAAGTACGATTCAATTTGTTTGGTGTTTGACTTCTTCATTACCTTCACTCCCCATGATCCGGTTCCCAATATGGGTTTGGCG